CGTCTAGGTCTAGTGGTTGTTCTTTAATCATCCACATTCTCCTACAGTAATTTTAAATTGTTTTGAGATAGTGTTTATCTCATCATCTACTTGTTCAAATGTAACTGGATAGTCACTGATACTAACCACATTACAAATTTTGTCTTCAAAGTTAGGTAATTTTTGTAAGTCTTGGAATATGTCTCGGTAAACTACTTCATTCTCAATATAAGACCTAGAGAACATCATAGCTTTAAGTCTTTTATCAACTTTATCTTCTAGGTCTAAGTTACCTTCAGGTGTATTCTCTAAGATTAACTCCTGGTCAGCAGAAATAGTAGTCCAATGGAATTTAAAAGTAATCAGATACTCACAATAACACTGAGAAGAGTAACCTACATTTGATACATCTACTGTTAATAGTGGAAGGTGAGCATTGAAATTTGACTTATAGAACTGAGCTGTAGAGAAATGACGATTAAGTTCATGCATAAAATTCTCATAACGAATGGTTGTGTCTCTAGACATCTCATCTACAGGCTCTAGGATTAGGTCTAAAATGTCTACACCATATTCAATAAGCCATCTCTTAATGTTAGTGAAAATCTTCCGTTTCATCCTGAACCTACCTCATTAATTGCTTTATCCAAGAAAGGGTTGGCAGGAGTCTTATAAGTACCATCATGATGATACCTTGCATAATTCCTACCTCTAGGGTTTCTAGGGTCAGTTACAAGCAAGTCCTCATCAACACCTACATAGAAGTCCTCTCCACTCTCTTCTACTGTTACAGAGTCTCTTAAAGCCCCTGTATCAACATGTATATTGTCTTCTATTGCTACTTTTAATTCCTTAACTACAGTGTGCATTTCTTCTTCAATCCAAGCATCTATCTCAGCATCACCTGTTCTTCTTCTCCTAACCACAATTATCTTCCTGTGTGACTTTCATCTGCAGTAAGAGCATCTCTAATTCTTAGTTTATACTCTTCTCTTGATGTAAGTCTTTGACCACGGATGATTAGATAATAACAATTAGGCATGACCTCATTCTGTGATACTGCTAGAATCTTCCACCAATAACCTAAGTCAGGTTCATAGATGTAGTCTCCTAGGACAATATCATAGTTTCTTTGTTGGTCTTGTCTCCAAACCTCAATATAGAATAGCTTATGATGAAGCTCTTGCTCAGTCTCATAAGTATTCTTACTGAAGTTTCTGTAGGCATTGTAGAACTGTACTACTTCTACACAAGTGAACTGGTTTGTTTGTTCCCAAACGGTTGAATCAATTTGCCTACCATTATCGTCATATTGTGGGTTAGTAGTTCCATGTCTGAAGATATACACATCTTTAGACATCAGATAACCTCTTCAAATGCTTGTAGTTTGTTTCCGTTGACATAACTGTACTTATTCAAGAGTGCCTTACCTAACTCATCAGGCACATCATACTCTCTACCAAGGTAGAAGTTAAATTCTCTATCATGATAAAAGTATCTGTAAGGCTCTAGGAGA